CAAAAGAGTTATTTAAATCAGCTAATATTTGTTGTTTTTCCTCTCTACTACCAGGTCTTTCAAAATATTGAATTAAAATACTTGGGTTGATGGAATTTAAAATATTTGATTTATGATATTGACTCATTTCAGAATCCAAAACCACCCAATTTAAAGTCGAAAGATATGAAGGTTCAGCGTATAATCTTTGTCCAGGACTTTCGGTTTGGAACATATAAATCTGATTCTTATCTTTTGTATTCAACCTATCAAATCTTGGATACCTTATAGTTTCATACTTTCTATCATTACGCCAATCGTAGTTGTATAAAAAGTGAGTAGGTTCCATTTCTTCATTAACATCAGCAATTCTAATACGCTCTGGTGATATTCTTTTTACTTTTATGACCTTGGTATTGTCTTTATTCCAAGTTACTTTTAAATAGATTCTAGAATGAATAAAATAATCCATTGAAATATTATTTAAACTAGTTTGAAACTGACTAAATAACTGCATAAATGTAATTTTATCGGTACCGTTTAAACCATCTAAATTATAATCACTACCATTACCTGTGGTTAACAATCGTTTAAAGTTTAATATAGCACTATGTAAAGGTGATGTATGGTATAAACTATTCAATTCCTGGGGAAATAAACCATCAACACCATATAAAAATCCTTTTGTTGTTCTATTTAAAAACTCGATCGGTTGAGAATAGTCAGTCGCAATAGAAAAAGCTGACAGTGAACTATTTAACGCCGCAGAACTGATTTTTTCATCCACTATTTGTGGTTCTTTTTTTCTAAAAATATCTAATATATTAGCCATAGTTTTTTATTTTTTTGTATTATTAGGTTTTTTTGGGGTACCTTTTTCACCCTTGCAACCACATCCTTTTGTTTTCATAGTTTTTGTTTTTTATTTAATTTGTTATTTTATAAATAAATAGAAGCTACTGATGGATTATCGCCATTGACAACAACTTTACCAGTTGTTATTGAGGTTAACCCTGTTATAATAGTACTACCACTTATTGGTGTTTCGTAAATATCATAAGTATATTGTCCTCCATTTAAATTTAACGTACCATTCAATAAATTCGTATTACTTGCACCAGTTAACGTTATGGTGAAGAGATTATACCTACACTTAAAATTAGATTGATCGTTTGCAGTAAACGTTGTATTCTGGTCAGGATATAAATCATTATTAAAGTTGAAAACATAATATGGATTTAAAAGTGCACTAACCGATGTCAGTTCCAAAATAATGGTGTTTGAAGTATTTTGATTTAGATATATCATATCATTAATTATTTAAAAAAAGGATTTGTTTATAAACCAAAAAAGCCCCCGTTCCTTGAACGAGGGCTTTTCATCTTTACAGTAATATTAAAGGAATTAAGAAATAACTCCAGCGATGATAGATGATGATACTTCAGGCATCTGTTGCGGTTCTTCAGCAACAAACGTTAACGAATATTTTGAACCATCTCCTTTAGCAGTTCCTGAACCTTCACCTGTTGCGGTTAGATTTGCAGAGTTTTCATACCCACAGTACCAATAAAGACCGTTAGAATCTTTCATAATTATTTTTAAATCTCTTTGTCCTGACGCAATCAAAGCAATCGCGTTACGTTTAGCAACTTCTCTACGAGGAATTATTAAGTTAACAGTTTGCAAAAAGAATGTACTACCGTTTTCCAAAGATATTGTACCAGCTTCAGTGTAGTTGGCAGTGTTTTTATTGAATTGATATTCAACGAATTTACTAGAACCACTCATAGTGATTGCAGTTATCGTACCTGTGGTTAAAGTTGTAGCGGATACAAACTCAGCTGGTGCGACATAAAAATTCGTAATACCACCAATATTGTTTGAACAATCTTTTAAAATTGATGTTAATGATGTATTACAAGCCATTTTTATTTTTGTTTATTAATTTTTTATTTTTATTTTTTTAAAAACCCTCGCCTTTTATTGACAAGGGTTTTTGGTTTAAAACTTATTAGTTAAAGTAAACGATTTCACTAGGGTTGATGATACCGAATCCGATTTTTAAATAAGCTGCTGTTCTCAACAATGGTTGACCAGTTGTTTGAGTTAAGTCAATAGCTTTTAAATCAGTTGCATCACTTTCACCATCTAATAGATAAATTAAATTATCTCTTCTTGTCAATACCATTTTACCAGCTGACATACCTGGACATTCAGTAACTCTTACACCTGCGAAGTTAGCACCTAACAATTCAGTTACATAAGAGATAGTGTTACCTTTAGAAGCGGCTATTTGGAATTTCACGAAAACATCAGATGCTACGTACAATCTCAAGTCAGCTTTATTTGCTGATAACACTTCTGCTGGAGCTGCTGCGAATACTGCTTCCATATTTGAAATAACATTAGAAGTTGTAGAAGCTGTTAACGTAACGTCAACTACACTAGCGTCAGCTAATAATTTCTTTTCGAAACCATCACACAATGCTCTGTAAGCATTTGAACCAGTATAAGTACTACCTGTACCAGCTGTATTACCTAACCACATAATAGATGCGATTTCAGAGTTAATTTCTTTTGATAATACATCCCAATAGTTCATCATAAAACCATCAACAGTCCAGTTCATTGAACCTTTAGCCATTTCCAAAGAAACGTAAGAAGATTCTAAATCTTTTTTACAGATTTGAACTTGTGCTTGTAAAGGACATACACTTAAAGTAGTTGCTGATAAAGCATCTGAGTTAGCAGTGAAATCACAAGTTTCAGCTTTTAATACACTTGGAAAGTTAACAGTAGCAACTTTGGTGCTAGATTTTACACCTGGAATAACTCTGAAATTATCAACGATAGCTTGAGTAATATAAGCTTTAGCGTAAAATTCAGACGGGTTTGGACATAACAATGCGTTTGATGCTATTGCTAAATCGAAGTTCATTTTTTTGTTTGACATCTTTCTATTTTTTTAATTTTATTTTTATTTTATTTTTATAAATAATTATTTTAATTTAAATTTTGTTCATTTTGAAGAAGTTACTTAATGTATCAACAGCTGATAACTTGGTTTCCATTTGAATCTCAGCATCATCTTCAACCACATCACCTTCGATAACGGTTTTTAATTCAGCGATTACTTTATAAAGTTCTTCAAACTTAGGGTCTAAAATCTGCATTACCTCAGATATGATAGCAGTTCTTTCTTCATCAGTAATTTGGTATTCCATTTTTTGGTTTTCAACTTCAACCATTTCTTCTTTAACCATTTCCTCAAATGGTCTGATTTCGGTAATTTTACCGTCAACGGTAACTACAGTTGTGCCATCAGATAGTATGTGTTCAGCATCGAATACGGGAACTTTATCTCCGTTTTCATCGATAACCATAACTTCACCACCAACTTCGAGTGCACTTACATAAATAGTAGTTCCATCTTCAAGAGTTGCTCTTTCGAATTTTTGTTTTGTCATTTTTTGTTTATTTTTATTTGTATTATTTAATGCTAGTCCTAAAAAACCTTCTATACTATAGGCGTAACGTTCTTTTTTTACTATTTCGTTGATAAAATATTCTTTATCTCTAAATTTTGAAACCACGAACCAAGAACCTTTTGGAACCTGGACACCATATTTTGTAAATGATGGGTCATTTTCTGGTTCTACTGTAATCCAACTATCTAAAATAAAACTAGGTGCTTCAATACTAGAATCGTGGTCAATATTAAACTGTGCGTTATTGGTATTTAGATTTGACATAAAATCCTCACGCAATTGTTCAATAGTTTGTTCATCAAAAATAACCTCATATTCACCAAGTTCTTCATCACTTCTGTAAATAGGTAAATTCGGTATAAGTGCTGGTGCGGCAACAATCAACTTTAGTTCATCAGTAAAAATAAATTTTTGATCTATTTTATTAAGATAAACTCCTTTGGTAATTATCGCTGGGTTAGCAGTGTATGCTATTTGAGTCATACCTAATTTTTCATCACCTTTTTGGTCTTCAGGGTTAATCGATATTTTATAGCGTGGAA